TCTGTTTGATCTCCAGGAGTCTAAGAACCCAGCGACCATTTTAAGAACCGAACTAAAACCTGCACTTCCACAAACTGTAATTAGAGCTGTGATTATAGATAGCATGATTAGGTCCTTTTAGAATTAGTATTCAGAACGGCTAATTGGTTGCTGTGGTTGTTTACTCGAACACTTAACAAACCAATTTCCTTGTCCTGTCGTTCCTGGTCTTTTTTGAGATCACGAATTCCATCAGAATGACTGGAGAGCTGCTCTTCCATTCTGGCCAGAGTTATTTGTATCAAATGAAGCATCCTCAATGCAGCAAGGGCCATCGGTATAGAGGCAGCGGTAAAGACTGCTAACGTTATTGTAAGGATGGAATTCATCATTATGCAGTTCTCCTCCAGACATAGACGGTTACATAGGGTGGCATATTGTTGTGAGCTTTACCTCCACCGGCTGAACCAGTTTCAGATGATGGAATTGTTACATCGTGCGTATGGTTTGGTGCGCTGCCGGTTGTGCCATCATAATACAAGAAATAAGAGTTATCTCGGTCCGTTGCACTGGATCCATACTTGCCGTTGTAGTTTGTGGGCATGGCTTCTTTGCGCGATGCATACGGCATAATGTTCTTTTCAGCCCAGTAACGGTCTCGGTAACTATGCGTATGGGATCCATTGGCGGTGCTGGTTGCCTTTTGAGAGGGGGTGCTATGCTTGTGTGAAGGCATCTCATCGCTTGAAAGAGTGTGAGTCTTCTCACCGCCTGTAACACCTTCTCTAAAGTCCGGATCGTTTGTGTTTACACCGACAAGAGCTCGGCCTTGTCCGTATAGCTGCCACGTTCCAAATCCTAGATAGGAAGCTGGATTGATGTCACTCGTACTAATTTTGACGCACGAAATTGGATAGATGCTTTGCAGAACAGCATTTTTGATGTCGTTGTAGCCCTCTTGGTTAACCCCAAGTCCAAGATTTGCTCTGGCATTTGCCTGAGAAACGCTTCCATCCTCTGCAATCTCAGAGAGGGCGTTTCTGCGTCTCAAATAGGTGGAGCTATCCGTTGGCTCATTTTGGACGATTGTAATTTTCTCACCACCGCTTGCTGCAGCTGTTAAGGTGATTCTGTTTTCTGAGGTTGCTGCCCATTGATCACCATCACCACGAAGGCGAACTCCACCATTGCCGTCCCTATCCAAATAAACTGCTGCGCCCTCGGTTCCTGCTATGGCCAAATTGATGACCTTCTGACCTGAAGCCAGGCTTTGCGTTTCAGATATGACATCGACTGTTACATTTATCCCTGTCGTTGGATCATACCATTCTACGTCTCCATCAGCGTTGGAACGTTTACGGAGAACTTGTCCCGTGGTTCCACCTGGTAGGAGAATCGATAAGGAGAAGTTGTCTTGTACCCAATCCCGTGTGGCCAAAAGGATATTGGGATCCAGGGTGATAGATACAGCACTGCTGTTGCCGACATCGAAAACCACACGGAGAATTGTTTGAATAGTCGTACCATCAACATCAGCTGTTGGCTTGTAAATAGCAGGAGTGCTTCCAATCACGATGAGCTCACCAGCATCGTCCAGGATTCCAAACTCTCTGATCGTATAGCCTCCGGATTCTTCGCTAATGAAGGCTTGAGCAGTGGCCTGTGTAGGACGATCGGGATTATAGGACAGTGAGTAAAGTGGCGTGCTTGAAACCTGACGGACTAGGGTAGTTCGAGCAGGAGACAAAACAACATCGTTCCCAGCACCGTCGCCAATGACCATCGTTGTTAGGTTGATTGTACTGTTGTCTGCCAGGGCTGCTGCGATTTTAGCTAAACCTAGATTTGTGAGAATTGCATTGTAACTAGCCATTATGCCCAGCTCCTTTTGAAGTCTAAGGTCAGGATTTTGCCTGGTTCCTTATTCATTGGTTTGTCGAGTAGAACTCGGTAAAGTGATCTATACTGCCAGTCGGTGGACCCGACTGGAGACTCTTTGATACACCATGCAATCGATCGGATCCCGCTGTGGTTCCCATGGTTATTGTCAATGACCTCCCTTACAATAGACTGATAACTTCCCGACTCATAAGGTCTCCATCCGGATCCTTCGCCTTGTGTTCGGTTTCTTGGAAAGTTGTTAAAGACTTCCAATACACCTTGCATTATGTGACCTTCTGAAGAGAACGTTAGAGGACTGGCATCTGTTGCAAGGACCACACAGATATCAGGAGCTGTGATATCATATCCGTTTTCTCCTTCCATGGGCCATGCCAGTGTCCAGTAACCATATCCATTGGTGTTATCAAACCGGTTACAGACAATGTCGTGGTAATTTAGATTTGCACTTTCACCTCCAGATGAACTGAACAAACTAAAGTAAACCTCATCCTGTTCTCCAATATCATCGAGAAGATTTGAGAAAGGATGTTCTGTTCCGGTGATTACCTTGTTATATTCATGGTTATATGTGCTAGTACTACCGTAAGAGGCATCATTTCGAAGTGCTGGTAACAGACCGAAAAGAGTTTCGAACCTAGCCGTGGCAGCTATGTCCCCTATACCTGCAATAAAGGGTGAAGGAATACTTATGGTCGATAGTGTGGGGGATAGCGTAATGACTAATTCATAGATTGGTGCATAGTAATCACCAGGTTCTAGTGAAATAGGGTTTTCTAATAGAAACCGGCTATTCAGTGAGCCTACTTGCCCTGCTCCAAATCCACCTTCAGTGACTGTTATATAGTCTTCTACAACTCTGGATAGCCATGTTCTGGTTAAGGTAACCCTTCCGTTATTGTAGTCATAGGTATTCGCTTTGTAATCGGGTGGAAGAGCTAGGGGATCATGACAATAGCTGTAGTAATTACTTAAAGATGCTGACGACATTGTGGGGATACCACTGCCGGTTCCAAATTGGTAGTTATCCCAGAACCTAGCCAGAGCACCAGACCAGACGTCGCCACCAATTTTATCCAGTCCATTAGATGTGATCAGATTGCTGGACCATTCTCTGTCTTCATAGGTAGTGTCGAACCAATCTGCTTTGATCAGGTCCCTCATGCCTTTGGATTCCAAATCGGCTATGAGATCTGCAAACTCTGGTTTAGGCTTCAGCTTCCTTTGCTTGATCCTTCCTTCGATCCTGATGCTGCTAACAGGATTACTCATAATTTCCCTCCAATGTTACTGATAAAGCTAGATTTTCGATTCCAACGCTTTTGGTTGGATTTACTAAACTGCTGGAAATACCAAGGGATCCAGAGATGCTCATGTTTCCGGATGTTGTTGTTCTGTATGGAGTCGTCATCGCACTTGAGTCGCCTAAGCTGGCATTCAGGTAAATGCCTCCCATTACTCCATTATCAGCGTTAAAAGTGACGTAACTCGACCAGTCGCTGGTTCTGGTATCCATGCTAACTCTGAGCCTGTAAATGTATGTTCCTGTAACTGATAAGCTATGGGTGAATTCTAATGCCGGACCCGTGTAGAGAATGAACCAATTATTTCCGTCGAGAGAGTATTGAAGCTCATAGTTGTCTACCTGGACTCTTGGGTCTTGATATGGCTGCCAGGATATCTCAACCACTGCTGGATGATCGTTTACGACAGTTACGGGCTGTGGTGGCTCGAAATAGATTTCAAGTGTTGCTGGTTCTGACAGAGTAGAGCCATTCTGATTTGTTGCCCGGCATGTGTAGCTTCCTTCATCTGAGTCACTAACTGATGAAATGGTGTAGCTCGTAGCAGTTGCTCCATTGATAGGAGCACCATTCTTATACCACTGATATGTGATTGGGGCGGTTCCAACGACCTCGACGGAGAACGTAACGGGAACACTCCACATGCCTCGATAGTCTTGCGGTTGCTGTGTGAATAGAGGTGCCGATGCCACGGCTATCGTATTTGACTGAACGGAGCCGATTGAATTTGTGAAACGTGCATAATAATGCCCAAAGTCCTGTTCACGAGCTGATGCAACTGAGTAGGAATTGGAGGTGGCTCCACTTATGGGTGAACCATCTTTGAACCACTGTATTGAGATAGGCTCTGTGCCCATAGCTCTCGATGTCAGGGTGAAAGGATATCCGACCCAAAGAGCGGCTCCTTGAGGCTGTTCATATACATATGGAGAAATACCATCACAGGTGATTGAAACATCATCAGCGCGGCAATGTGCGGCTCCTACATATATTTGTGCGGTGCTTTGCATCAGAGCCTGCACTGCCAACAAATGTGACCTGGCATTCTTATTGGCTAAAGCTACGCGTTTTGCCATGGCGAATGTTTTTGAGTCCAGTGGGCCCGTCTGGTTTAGATCAAAGGCGAGTCTGAATGTGTATGCCTGCCCGGTGTCCTCATCTACTTCAACATCATAGCCGATAGCTTGAAGAGCTCTTTTGAGTGCGCCAATGGTCCCTTTTTGTCGATGAACGGTAACGCTTGCGGATATGGCATCTCTCTTTTGTTCTTCAGTCCAATTATCATCCCATTCGTCCACGGATAAGGACCAGGCAAGCCAGGGTAAGATATTGGCTGGACATGATTGAGGATCCCACAGCGTGTAGTTGGGGACCGGTATATCAAGTTCTTGCCCGAACGCATCTGCTAAGGCTCTGCTTGTTTGGGATGCATTAGGTGGTAACAGTTCACTACTCATGATCCGTCCACTGTTAGAGTTATACCGGTGCAGTATGGGGCCTTAGATTTCGGTGCCTCGATGTCGGCGGTAGGATTACTCAATGTAACTTTACGGACTCCGGAGCTGTGCAGTGCCGCATAAATTCCAGACAAAGAGACAGTGCTTCCCAATCTATGTTGATTGTTCAGATAGGATTCTATTCTGGCGTAAGCTTCAGCCTTCACCACCTGTGAATCTGGCCCTTCTTCAATCTCGAGGTTTGCTATGAGTTGATAGTCAATCGTTGTGCAACTACGAACGGTGACGTTGTCGGTTAGGGGACGGACATCTTCATCATTTAGAACAGCGTCGACCCTTGAAATTAGTGTGGCGGATGGAATGCCTTTTGCGTCGTTGGATAGAATGTAAACGTCGACATCACCAGGAGCTGGAGACTCCACAGAGACATCCTTCACGCCGGCAATGGTTCGTGCATGAGATTTGTATGCTCCTTCAGGGCCGGCTACAGAGAAACCTTCCAGGGATGCCTGGATTCTGGACCTGAAGTCATTGTCTGCTTCATAAACAGCTTCCGTTGGAGGAATAGCATCTGGATCCGCTTCTGCGAGTACGAGCCTCTGGACGCCCATCAGAGCCCCTAAATGATCGAGGTTGGTTCCCGTTGCTGAAGCAAGCATAACCTCTCTGGATGCATCATTCACGCGTTGCCTCAAAATCATAGACAGATCAGCAACTAGCTCGATTAGTTCGGTTGCCGGATCAGACTCGAGAAAGTCTGCATGCTCCGGATATGCCTCTTTAAACTTTTCATGTAATCTGGTTACGATCGCCTCATAATCTAAGGTCTCAATAACATCAGGAGGAGGTAACTGTGACAGGTTGATTTCAGCCAATTTGGATTCCCTCCAGAGTTATGGGTTGTTCGTTTTGAAGAATCTCTCCGATTATTGTCAGCTGGATTCTGCCTTCATAAACCACGTGTTTTACCTGTGTGACTCGTATCCGTGGCTCCCATTTATTGATGGCTTCAATTGTAGCAGCATAGATCTCAAGAATGAGGCTTGGGTTTATCGGGTTATCCAGGAGGAAGAAGAGTCGGGATCCATAATCACGCCGCATAACACGGCTTCCTATTGGCGTTGTGAGGATATTCTGAACCGATTGGCGAATGTGATCTAAATCGCTCATACTCGATCCTGTATCCATGTTCATCCCTATCGACATTCGGTGGAGTATATATCCCACGGAGATATGTCTCTAGTGCGTCAATGTTGATTCAGTGAGTGTGATGATTGGAGTTTGCACCACCCGCAAGAATGTCTCCAGTTGCTGATATGTTGCCGGTCACAGAGGTATTCCCTGTTACTGAAACGTCCCCTTGGATAGTAACATTGCCCTGTAGATTCATGTTTGAAGATACCACTGTCAGGGTGTTTGAGCTGGAGTTGTGCTTTATGGTCTCTCCATTTTCAAACTCGATGATGGTTTCCTTTGGATCAGTGGATGGAGCTGGAAAGGCGGTCTGATACAGTCCAGGAAGAATGACTCCATTAGTCGTGTTTCCTGATGGAGATAGAATCATGACTTGCTCCCCGATGCTCGGTAAACGCCATATCTTTATGCCACCTGTTGCCGGCATTAGGATTGGCAAGAACCCGGTGGTTAGCTTACCAGATTTTACCTTGGCTCTTACTTTTGCCGGATCCACTTCCGAGATAGTACCATACTGAATGATGTTACTGATCAATCGGCGTGAGTTCTCGAGCTCAACACTTATTTGACCCGGGTTCATGTCACCTCCAAATAATCGTCTTCGTGAGGAATCCCGATGTCCGGGGATTCACTTACCATGAGGTGTTCAGGATGCGTTTCATTGTCTGCTTTCCAGACGTTTACTCCGACTCTCGCTGTTTGTGTCCAATCAATACGGAAGACCTCATAAGCATCCCATTCAGGGTCGAAATCGTCTTGCTCACATAGAGTAACATTTGCGGGTGATGCTTGGATCCCGAAACGATTTTCTTCTACGGCCATGCATACTTTCATTGCTAACTCTCGCAGTTCCAGCTTTGCGATTTCTCGGCAGAACTTAACAAAGACATACGCGGACCATGAGAAGTCCCAGGAATGCATGCCTGTCCCGTCATCTTTATCTGCAGGAGTCCATTCTTTTAGCTCTATAATGACGGAAGGGGTCCTGATGCGGTCCCTTTTGATCGCATAATATGTGATTTCATCCAGCTCTGGAACAGCGTCTTTGATAGCTGCTGTAATAGCGTCATGATATTCACGCAGTTCTATTGGTTTATTCTCCATTGCAGATTGCTTTCAAATTCTTTCATGAAAACTCGGGCCACGTTGTTAGAGTTAAAAACCTTGTTCTGTAAGATACCTTCTAAAGCTTCGGCAATTGGAAGAGCTTGTTTTTCTATTGGGAGTCGGGCTTTTCCTTTACGTTTCATTACTGCCCCTGAAGGCATTATAAAAGCCGATTGCCTGAATATAGACCTCGCTCGAACGCCTCGCCTCGTTTGCCGTGGACTTAGGAAGGATAGATTGATCGGGTTTAGACCAACCCATACAGAGCCATGATTTTTTTTGTCGATCCGGAGAAATACTCTCTTCCTGAAGTTACGCTGTGAGACCGAGACCACATTTGATGATGTTCTTAGGACTTGGGTTCGTAGCCACCGCGTGGTCCTGATGGTGGCTTTCCTCAAAGCGAGATCGATTTCCTTGCGTGTTGCGCCAAAGCTCATGGCAACACGATCTAAATCTGAAGCATCAAACTGTATGAACGCATCAGGCATAGGATAGGGATATATATGCGGTTTTTTCTCCGATCTCGGGCTTTGGCTTTAAAACGAAGTAATCCTTTCCATCGACCACCACTTTGTCTCCTCGAGTTAAGCGCATGGCAGTTGCTCTGGTGGTTTGGATTCGTGGCTGTGTGCCTTCGATCTCCATTTCTCCGATTTCGGGATTAAAAAAGGCATCGTCAAAGATGCCTTTAAAAACAAACGACTCACCGGATTGAGTGATTGCTGTTATCTCTTGGGCAAAGTCATCGGAGAAGAAAACTGCTAGGTCTTCTTCACTCTCGATCATTTCTTTTCGGGTGCTTTTGCCGAGACTGCCTTGGCACATCCTCGAGTGATTAGGTGCTTGGCTTCTTCATCTTTGAGCTCCAGCTCGGCCCCCTTTTTGACGACCTCGCCGTCTCGTGCAATTGCAGATGTGATTTGAATTTTCATTGTCTAAATAGTTGGTTTGAAAAGAAGTTACTCCCTGTGTGTGTCACAGGGAGTAAGGAAGTTAAGCGGTAGTATGTCTTCCGAGGCAGAAGGATTCTTCTCGAGCCAATTCGAAGTCCACGTCTTGGAAGGCATTGAGTTTAATGCGTCCCTTTGAGGATTCCGTATATGGATCGACTGCGAGCTCCAGACCGCCCCACATGCCAACGTAAAGGTCGGATAAGTTTCCGTAGAGAATGTCGGTTGATTTGAGCTGATTAGTTACCTCAGTCTGGTATCCGTTGACCGTATTTCCAGTCTCCCAAATTGGGTTTCCGTTTGTTCCGGTAAACTTTTGAGTTGTCTTGAGGTGTCCGCGCATGGTGGCTGGTAACATGTAAATCATGCTGCCAATGTCTGCATTGTCTGCAGCTACCCTGGTTTCCATTTCAACAATTTCGGCGTATGTCGGCTTTGCATCTGTTGCAAAGTTCACTGCATTGATGTTGTTGGTTCCAATGATTCCAATCGGCTGGTTGTTTTGACCATCGCCATAAAGTCCAGCACGGTCGATTTCCAAGGCAATAGATCGTGCGATGGACATACGAATCAGAGCTTCGATATCGATCGAGGACTGCTTGATCATCTTTCGAGTTACAGCACCACGAGCCGAAACGGTTCTGTTTCGCAGGCCAATAACTCCGAAGTCGATATCAGATTGCGGAGCTTCTTCATCTTCCCCAATCCATGCAGTGGTCATGGAGGTCAATTCCTTTGGAATATCGATGTCTCCAATCAGTCCACCGATTTGGGTGGCGTGTCTGAGCAACACAGCTCGGTTTCGCAAGATCTCGATAAACGAGGATGAAAGTAGGGTGGTGTCTACAAGGTTACCACCTGTGCCGGTATAGCCGCCAGTTCCCTTGATCCCAATGATGTTGGTCCCTCGCTTAACATTAAGAATAGGAGAGCGAAGAATGTCCGTCGGGATCATAAAGCCACGTTCAGTGCTACTTTCTTTGACTCGTTTGTTATTGGCCGCTTCAGCGCATTCAATTTCAAACGAAGCATCTTCGCGTAAACGTTTGCTTGTTGGGTCAGCCAAATAGCGGATCACTTTGATAAAAGAGTAGTCCTTCTTCTCACGTTCGCTCAGGCCGATTGGCTGGTTGGCTTGTTCCAGCTTCTGGTTGTGTTCCTGGTTTCGTTTCGTGAGAACGGCGTCTTTGAAATCATCCAGGGATTTCCCTGTGACGATGTATTCACGAGCAAGCTCTTGTTCACCGAACTGATCGCCAACTGAATTCAGGTCCTGGATTCGCTTGCGCTCGATATCGATGCCGGCTTGACGTTCTAGCTTAGGATCAACGGTGTCGTTTTCGTCTGCCATTATTTCAAATTTTGGAGGTGTTGAGTTAAGGCCACGTCCGATTCCCACATTGGTATCTGCTGGAATTGGAACGATGGATATTTCGTAAGGTTCCCATTTGGTGGCGCGGTAGGTTTCCTTTTCGTCTTCTTCAGCCTCAAAACGTAGTTCTTTGATTCGGAGGCCAACAGATACGTTACGCAGAACATTATCCTTGATGTCTTGGTAGATCTCTTCGCCGCGGGTGCTCTTGCTCAACCGAACAACAGCTCTGCCTCTACGGTCAGAATCGACCCTTGCACTTTCAACAACTCCGATATGATCGCCTCGATTGTGATTGAACAGAAGGGGTGCGCCATTATTCAACCGGTTCAAATCAACCGAGCCCGCATCGTGAGACAAAATGGTGAACATGCCTGGCCAATCTTCAATTGGCTCTTCAGAAGAAAAAGATAACTCGAAAGACCTGGACTCTTCGTCCTCGTTAATTGGAGTTAAAGTCGATGCCCTGGTTATGCTTTTTCCAATGAGACTATTAAGTTTATCACTCATTGTTGAGGATGATATCTTAAGCGGCCTCTACGTTCTAGTGCATCAATGTTGCTCAGGCTCCTCGTCTCTGAACTGTTCTTGTTCCTTTTTGACCTCTTCGAAGATCTCGTTCGGGTCCTCGTTAGAACGTTCTCGGATAACTCGAGCCCTGCTTGTAATGCCCAGCTCGATTTCCTTGGCCTTGGCATTGATATCCTTGAGAGGATCCACCCAGTCCCAGCGGCGTCCAATGAAGTTAACTCTCTTGTATCGGGAGAAGCGATCGAGCCTCAAGGGGGTATTCCCGACCTTTATCTTGTCGCTCATAATCGCGATCTCGAGCCATTGCTCATAAAGGTGGCGGCAAAGTGCTTCTGAATACCAGGATTGCAATCCCTTCCAGACCTCTCGCTGATCAAGTTCACCTTGCCGGATCGATGAGAAATTAACGTCGGAAAGATCTCCCGTTAAACTGTGATAGGACACCAATAGACCGCTTGCCAACCAGTGTAAGACTGACTTCGTGAAGGGGTCGAATTCACCATTCGGATATTGTGGATCCCAATCTACCAGAGTTCGGTTGCCGATGTCCTCAAATGCTCCTGGTTCGGCTGCATCAATCATTTCGTCTTCGTCATCTTCAGCTTCATCGCTCCTGAAGAATCCCATCTTTGACGCAGCGATTCTGGCGTTTGTCACAGCGGCATCACCATAGCCTTTAAGCATTCTCATCTGCCAGAGGGAGGTTCGCATCCAAGGCAGGCCGCGTGGCTGGTTAATGAGCTCAGGCATGAAGGCATGAGTCACCCTTTCAATGGGAATACGGATTCTCTTGTTGTAGCTTTCAAAAAATGAGTGCCCCCAGGAATCATACTGGTTTACGTGATAGGCTAGGGGACGACGGAATGCATCCATTTCGATCCCTGCTCTGATGGAAACACCATCGCCAAGATCAGCAAAATACGTCGAGTCCACCATAAGTGGATCCAGGATCTGAAAAGCTATTCCCCATTCATTGATGGACCGGTCTACGATCCTTACGACCATGAACTCGCCATGTGTCGCGCATGTGGAGATTCCGAGACGTTCGAATTGGGCACGGCTAAATTGGCCGGTTACTTCAAAGTTCCTTGAGTCAGAGAATTCCTTGTAAGCTTCCTCGATCGCTTTGTTAGCTCTCTCATCTTTGCTCCCGGATGCATTGCGGACATTTGCCTGAAGCGAGAACCCATTCGGCCCGGCCACATTGTCTTTGAGCATGGACAAGAACTTCCTGGCATGAGGGGTGTTGTTCGCTTGCTCCATGCACCTGGCCACGGTCGGCTTCCAGTCTTTGTAGATGATGGAATCGGCTGTTTGTGGCGTAGACACCCATGCCTCTTCAAGCCGCCCATGATTGGCTGAATCTAAAAATCTGTTCAGCTTTACCGCCGGTGGCCTACCTCGCTTGTGTTGTCGTTCAACCTTCGAGGTCCGCGTAATATCGAGTCCAAAGAGTTTCATAGCTTAAAGAGTATTCGGCTGCGGTTTTGGCCGGTGCGTTTCCGTTTCTCTGAAGCTGCGATTCGCTTGTAATAATCGAGCAATTTAAGAAGTTCAGAGATCATGTAACGTTCTATCTCACGGTTGTTGATCCTGTATCGTCTATTCGGGCTTTGGGCACCGCGTTCGATATAGTCTTCGATTGCTGCAACAATGCGTTCAGCTTGGGATCTCTGGTCAACGTTTGAGCCTTGGGTGGCTATGCTGGCCTTTAGAACGAGCCGCGTTTGGCGAATTAGAGTCTTCTTCCCGGAGATGGTTGCCCATACCTCAAGACCGTAGATTCCAGGTTCGAGGTTTTCTGTGGATACAGAGAATTGTGCAGTATAGCCGGTTACTTGAGCGACATCATCTTTCATGGATGGTCCTCGAAGATACAGCAAAGCTGACTCTAGCCCATTGATTGAGAACTCTAGGGTCAGTGTTTCACCTGCAATCAAACTGTGTGGAAGGTCTACCAATTTCGTACGTATGATGATTTCCTCTTTCGTGTCCGCTTTTTCTTGGGAGCATTATCATCACTTTCGTTCTTTTCCTCTAGTGCGTTAATGTTCGAACCTTCCTGCTCTTCTTCGATTTGCTTGGAGAACAACCGATATGCCAAGCGGTCAAACTTTGGGGCTGCTAAAACCATTGCGGCATAGGCATAAACTCGGCAGTCGAGGGCTTCGTTCCTGCGACCTTCAGGCTTTACCCACTCACGCTTTCGCTTGCCTTTGACGTAGTGGACCACCTTCTTCTCTGCTGTGAGTTGCTTGAAGTATTCAACTGAGTAATGAGATGGGAAGTGACAGTAACCAGGGCCTTCTTCTTCCAGTGCCAGACGGCTGTAAACCAGGTCTTTCACTTGATCTACACCGACAATGTAGAGGTCCACTGGACGTCTGTTTTTCTTCGAGAATTTCCGACGTTGAGAGCCTCCAATGATTGGGATGTCCTCGCCGCCTCGACCCTTGATGGCAAAGAAGCGTTGGCCCTTGTGCTTTTTGCAGAACTCATAAACTGCGGTGGTGTTGCTCCCACCTGAGTCGATGCAGATATGGTCAACATAGACGTTGAACCCGCCTTCATGCTTGAAGGCTTCGCGTTTCAGTTCAGCCAACTCTTTCCAAGGACTACCTGGTAAATTCTCCGGAATGTTTGGATCCCCGTAAATCACTCGGTAATCGATGGACCAACTTTCTTCTCCGGCTCCATGTGCCAAGACTTCGACTTCGAGTCTGTCCGGTTGAGTATCCACTCCTGCTGTGAGTAGAAGGCCACCGCGTGGAACCTTGGAAAAGTATTTCTCTCTGCGGTTGTAAAGCATGCTGTCATCGACTGTCTCGCCTTTCTCTTCCCAGGTTTCGCATAGGGTGGTGTTTACGAAGGTTCTTGTTGTGGCCATCCCACCGCGTTTTGCCTTGAGGAAATCTTCAACTGTCTCATGCAATCGTGAAATGAAGCCTTTGCTGCCAGGGAACAATGAGTTGAGTCCGTTGAGCCAGTATCCGCGATAGCCGTTGAAGTCTGCTGTTGGCTTCCAGTGACCATTCCGAATGATCTCCTGACGTTGTTTGTCTGTGTGAGTGGCACCGCAATGAGGGCATATGATGACTGGTTCCTTTATGGTTCCCGTCGTTGAGAAGTCCACGTCTTTCCACATCATGACCCATGGAGTCCCACACTTTCGACAAGGGACAAACCAATTGCGTTGGTCCGTCATTTCATACCATCGCTCGATTCGAGATTCGTCTTTGATGGTTGGGGTGGAAGAGAGGATCTTGATCGAGTTTCTAAAATTCTTTGCACGGACGAAGGCTAGGTCGACCGGATCACCTTCCTCACCATCTTCCATGGCATCGATCTCATCACAGAAAACGAAGGGAGCCTGGACCTGTCTGAACTTCGAGGGTGAGTTTGACCCAATGATTGAAAGGGTCCCACCGAAAAAGCCTTTGTTCAGGATTGTGTTTCCACCATCACGGCCCTTGTTGGCCAGTAGCTTTTCGCCGACGAGAGGGGTATCGTTGGCCATGGGGACGAAGAATTTCTTAGACCATTTCTCAGCACTGTCTTCTGTCGGATATACGACCAGAATGCTTTGTGGATCGTGTGCAATGGTGTAGCCAATTCCGTTCATCACAATCTCAGTTTTGCCCAATCGAGATGCCCAATAGAGAACCGTAGCAATGACGTCTGGATCTCTGAAAGAATCTTGTGGTTCTTTCTGATATGGCGCAGTTGAAAGTCTATACCGACCAGGCTTTGCCGTGATGTCTTTTCCAAGGATTCTGTAGAGTTCAGCCCATCTCCAGATTTCCATCTGTGGCCTTGGTGCCATCGACTTGAGAGCGTTCTTTGCGATCTCTTTTACATCGGCTAAATCAAACATTTTGGTAATCCTCTAAGTTCAATTCTCGGAGCTCTTCGATCAGTTCTGCCTTCAGGCTGTCTGAAATCTCAGAATTCAGAATCTTTTGACGTTGTTGGAGTTGGATGTTTTTCCACATGGCGAGGACATCGTTTGAGTCGAGCAGCAATCCTTCCTCTATGGCCCTCTCGCGTTCGAGTCTTCTACGCTGCTCAACGGCAAGCTTTGCACGTTCCTGTTCCAGGTTCAGAACATCCGCTTCCTTGTTCAGTTTGTCGGTAATTCCATCGATGAGTTGCCGGACCGTGTATTTGATTGCGCGACCTTCCTGAAGGCCCTCTTGACCGGTCAGTCGGTTGGTAACGGTCCGCCTGTCATAGCCCGTCATCCTCGATAATTCAGATATAGAAAATCGTTCCATATTGTGGTGGAGCCCCTAGTGGTTTTGAAAACTATCAGAATCCTGCCGTGTGCTTCCCACCCGTAACCCGTTGGTATAGAAGGACCCACGGCCCCCTTCCTCAGCTTTTTGGTATGGAATAACCTTGGTTTTCGGGCTTCTTCTCATAGCCTTGATAATGCGATGTATGTGAACGATATGGATGCCATATTCGGCAGACAGACGCTTTGGTTTCTTGCCTCTGAGGTAATCTTGTAGGATGCGCTCATTACGCTTGTTACGGCGGTATTTCCAGACTCCTGAGAGCTGTATGGTATCACCTGCAAAGTGGTCCTGCAGGATAGAAGCCCATAGCTTGCCCAGGGCCTTCACGATGAGAGAGTCTGGAGTTAGCTTTTTCTTTGGGATGTAGATGTGGCGATACTTCACGGCATCTACCAGCTTGAGTGTATTCTCGTTGCCAATGATCGAGGCTATCTCGTCGAGCTGTTCATGTTGTAAGGACTCTTGGCCTTTCCAGTACGCCTTGGCCTCAAGCATAGCAGAAGATCTCTTGGAATTATTCATTGCCGCCTCCAAATCCAGTGCAAAGGGCCAAAAATTGAGGATTTGATTCTCGGACAGAACGGACAGCTTTTTCCCTATAGAGTACTAACCTATAGTATATATATACTACTACTATACTACTCCTATAAAGGGGGTGGGGTTTTGTCCGTATGGCTTCTAGGCCGCATAGGTATGCGGAAAACCGACGGACAAACATACGGACAAGGCGTGTGGTGCTTTGTCCGTAGTTTATGAGCTTTGCTTTTAGGTGTTCTGCAAATAACCGTCCGTATTGTCCGTAAATATGTAGTGTTTTCTTTTCCCTGTCCGCTTTGTCCGTAATTTTCATGATTTTTGAAGTAAGTGTTAGAAATCTGGTGTCCGCTTTGTCCGTTGGTGTGATCATATTATTTCAACAACCTTCCTTCCTTTTATGCCGATTATGCGAGTTGCGCTGCCATCATAGTTCTCCGGATTCCACATAATTCCGCGTCTTCTTTTCTCTCCGTTGTGTGGATAACGGTCCAAATGAGCATCGAAACATGGGGCTAATCCATTCTTGGCCAGGTTCCTCAAATACTGGATTGGTTGCTCGTCCAATTGGTAATCGAAGATCTCACGCACCCATTGTTTGGCCACGCTGCTCTGGATCCAGATTTGTTCGCTGCCAGGTCTGCGGCCGACTTCTATGAGCCTTGATGTAAACTCATCAATGATGGTCTTTGCGTCATCGTCTTCATTGTTGCTGGCTGAACGGGCTTCTCCGAGCGTTGCAAGGGCTCCAGCATATTCCTGTTCATCCTCACACACAGCCTGTAGAATGGTCTCTTCAAATTCAGGGAAACGGGTCTGAGGTGCCGAATCGAACTGGTCTTCTCTACGAGACTCAAGCATCCCGATAATATCTGCTAAGACGTTGAATCGGTATTTCTCTAGGAAGTTTATGATGTCACTCTTCCATGAGGCCGTTCGCTTTGGTTTGCATACGTGGATGAAATAGCAGCGGTCTGAAAGGTCATTGTCTACCGTGGCTGAATTGGCCGTGATTACATAAGTCAGGTTGTTTGGCCTGGTCTCTTCACCTCGTCCATATGGAGCCTTTCCGGATATGCTCTCAGCGGTCATAAAATCTGATAGCTCGGAGCAATGGAATGATCCCGTGATGTTGTCGGCCAGTAGGATCTTGGACAGTCTTCCCTCGGTGCTAACCAGTCGCTTGATGATATCTGAGACGTTTGTCTTCAACTCCTGCTTATTGGTCCTGATCGGTGCGCCATCATATAGCCTGGCCACAAGCTCGACTAAGGTGGTTTTTCCCGTGCCGGCACCATCGGTGCTGTCAATGATCCATCCTGGCCGTGGTAGCCCTCTGACATACCACATAGGGGCACATATGAAGGCTTTTAGGAATGTTTTATATGGTTGGCTGGCTGGATTGAAGAAATCCACGAAATCATTGAAATACTGGAAGCCAGGCGATGCTTTAGGAAGGGGAGGGTGTGCGTAGTAGACGTCATCTCTTTTGGGCCAGTCTGGAACATTGCTGATTGCTTCATAGGTTCGAGCTTCAGCCAGAAGTCCTTGGAAGAACTCAGATTTGGTGACCATAGAATCGGCCTGTGCCCAGGACACCTTTTGCTTACTTTTACGGCCTATCCATGCAAAAAGGTCTGATGGCCCGTGAAGGTAATTTATATCTCCTGTCATGCGATCGTGGTCAAACATCGTAGATGAGCCACCAACTCTGCGCGGGAATCCAATAAAGCGGGTATGAGTGTCTTCTATGAGGGCATTGATTTGCCTGGACCTTTTTACCACCTTTACGGATGAGCCAATTTGTTCCTTTTCCTCGGTGAAGTTGGAGAAGGATGTTTGGTTTGCTTGTTTTGCTGCTTGGACGGCCGGGTCCACCGGATTGAGTGATTCCTTATCCAGTGGCTTTGACTGTTTCATTATTGATAGCAACTGATCTTTGGTGCCGCCTTCCTTTTCCACCCAATCTGTGATGTCACCTTTAGGCAGTTTCGATAGGTTGATTACAAAGATGTTCTTAGCTGTCTCTCGTAGCTCTCTAGCCACCCTAGTTGCATGCTTTTCGCCGGCTTCATCGTTGTCTCGTAAGATCACTACGTTCTTGCCTCTGAATAGCTCGGAATATTCCGGTCTCCATTTCTCGGAGCCACCGCAATTGGTCGTTGCCGGCAATTTCAGTTTGTCCAGGACTGTGTCTGCGTCCTTTTCGCCTTCAACGATGCATACGAAGGTTGAGTTTACCCAATCCTTGAGCCTGTAAAGAATCGGAGTGACTCCCTTGAGACCCCAACCTTGCGGTGTTCCCTGGATAAACTCTTTGCCTTTGGTCGGGTGGTGTAAACGTGCGACGAAATGTCTGATTTCTCCATCGAGGTCCTTGTACGTATAACGCTTGGTTTCAACGTAGCCTTGCCGGACTAATTCATCATATCGGCCGGCACTGATGGTGGTCGGGTTCTTCTCGCGTTTCTGCTTTGGTTCCAGGTGTAGCCATTCACCCAGGTAGTTTTGAGCTGCCTGTATGTCGCCTGGATACTTTGCGGTCATGCATAAGTCCATAATGCCGCCGCCTTGTTTGGTCTTATGGTCAAACCAGCGGTCAGGTTCTACGGCCACGTTGAAGCCGTCGCCACCACGCCATAAAGCCTGGCAGCGACCGCTTTTGAACGTGCATCCAAGATGTTCGGCAAAATCTATGCAGTTACCTCGTTCTCTTATTTCACTGAAACTATAGAAATTCATTTATGTGCCTCGTAAATAGGGTTCTGGTTCTTATGAGGATGCTAGTTCTTGGATGATGGTTGATTTGGCCGTGAGGGTTTGGCACCCATGCTGGAAGGCCCAACGTTCTCCAATGACGATGCACTTCTCTTTGGTTCTGGTTACTGCAGTGTAAATCAATGGCCGGTTCAGTAGTTGCCTGGCATCGCGCGATAAGCACACGAATACCACGTTCCGGTATTGCGACCCCTGCGACTTGTGGACCGTCATGGCATAGGCCAGTTTGAGGTCCTTTGCTTCCTTCTTGGTGAGCTTTATTTGGGTCTTGTAGAAGATGTCTGTGGACGATGAACGCTTCCAATCGATCACGGGTTCGTCTAAGTCGATGTGGACGCCGCCATCCATATTTACCGCTATGACTTTGCCGGTTGTGCCGTTCCAGATATCCTTCTCAGGAAGGTTCTTTGTGTTCATGATACGGTCACCCACCACAAAGGTTTCATGTGGTTCTCGAGGGTGAATGATCGCCGCGATGTCGGCATTTAAACCGTCAACGCTGGCGACCATCTCCCTGTTGCCGTTCTTAGGACAAAGGATGATATCTTGGTCGAAATCAAAGAAGCCTTGTTTGACCTGATCGATGATGGCCATGTGAGTGTGCTCATCGTTTCCTGTCTGAAGGATGCGCCAAACCTCATTCTCGCTCTTTTCGAAGTCCTCTACCGGTTCACCGTTTCTGATGGCTGTCGCGGCCCTGAAGACTGCTTCGCTGTTTCGGTAGCATGTGGTCAGGTTGCAAACAACATCGGATCGCAGGGCGATAATATCGTGAAATGGCTGTCCTTTCCCGACGGGTGGTAGCTGTGCTTCATCACCGACCAGGACCAGTTTGTCAGGGTTGCGTTTGATGATCTCGGCCATGAGCTCCGAGTCCACCATTGAAGCCTCGTCGACGATAACACATCTGCCTTGTAAGGATTCTACAGTGAACTTGGTACCCATGAAACCGAGCATTCGGTGAATAGTAGATGCCTCCTGCTTGGTCGCTTCCTTCAGCCGGGCTGCAGCCTTTCCGGAGAACGCACATAGATAAACGGTCTGACTCTTACTTTGTAGCTGCTCGAGGATGGCCTTGATGATGGTTGTTTTACCCGTTCCGGCACCACCTGTAATGATGCAGAATTTGTCACTGACAGCCTTTTCCACGGCCTTGAGTTGTGTCTCATCCAGTTTCATCAGATGGCCTCCTGTGATATGAATTCCCATATGGTCGATTCGTTTTTGTAATCGCTGGCCAATGCAATGGACCGTGAAGTCTTGAAGCCCCGAAGGGTGCCTTCGCTGAACATATCCTTTACGGCCTGAACCACTAGATTCTGGTAGCCACCTAGCTTTGAAATGCACGTAGATTGCAGAACATCCCAGGGAACTAATGTGGACCCATTACTGGTGATCTGTCTAAGGACATAAACCACTGCAGATCGGATGCGTCTTTCGTCTGAATCTCCAATCCCGTAATAGACGCGGATGTCTCCATCGACGTTGGTAAAGCCGTAATTGGGTAGCTCTGCGAGCCTGTAGGGGTTGCTCATAACAACTCCGAGCGTATCGGATCCCCATAGCTCATAAGCTGCATTGGCCATGTTGATTGAGCATCCGGCTTTGAGTAATTCCGCAATTGCTGCGCCTTTAGCTCTGTCGCCTTCAGCTCGCTCGATAGCTCTGATCAGATTGTCATATACCCGGCCGTTGAGGCGTGGAATCTCACCCTCGCGGATGTTCGTCCAATCCTCGCCACGCTTTTCCCATATTTGGATTTCAAGAGCTTGTCCGACTCCGGAGGCCAGTTCACAAACATAGTGAAGCAAGCCTCTGGAATCGGTTGGAAGATCGAGAGCCGCCTGTTTAAAGCTAAACTCTCTTTTCCCCTGGTATGTGGTCCATATTCCTGTGAGTTTCAGTCGTTCTTTAGGACGTGGTCGCCAAGCCATATTGCCTTTGCAAGGGACTTCGCTTCCGTCGCTCCTGGTGCCAACGAAGATGAACCAATTGGCATGTTCTACAGTTTCTGCAGGGTAGCGGACATGATCTACCGAGAGACATAATGTCTCATCCTGCTTCATTGATGGGCTCTTTCTTCTGTTAATTGGATCATCCGTCCAACAGCGATCCATGCTGCTACTTGCTTTTGCTTTGTTGGATCGTTTTTGAATTCATCCCATGTGGGTAACTTGTCGCCGTTAAAAGCATATCCTCCTACTGCCTGGCAGTAGACTGTGTAAGCCATGTCGGCAAAGTGCTCTTCGAGTGGTATCATTGCTTAACCTTTCCGTCTTCAATGATGATCACGTTGTCGCTGGCCTTATCTTCATCGCATACCATGGCCCCGATGATCTGAATGCCTTCATTGCGTGCCCAAGCATCAAACTCCTGGATGGTTTTCCAGTCCATTTGTTCAAGCTCATCTACGAGGACGAAGCCGCATTCGGGCTTAAAGGCTCGTGATATGGCCGTGGATACTCTCAGACGTTCAGCACCACTCATGCAGTCCCATAGCTGGCCCTTGTAGACCAATTTGCCATCATCAATGCTGAGTTCTGGCAGTGGCATCTTGATCGACTCCATGAGCTTCTGGCGTTGCTCTCTGGTTTCGTTGATGCAATCGGTAAGGTCCTGCTGTTCTTTCTCACTGGCTTTAGCTTCATCAGCTGCGGCCTTGGCCTTTTTATTGGCGTCAAACATCAGGTTGAGGGACTCTGCATTTTTGATCTGGCTTTCAACTTCGGTGAGATCGTGAGGTGTGAATGCGTCTGTTTCCTTTTTGATCTCGAAGTACTGAACCTTGTATTCTTCAAGCTTTGCTTGTTCAGAGGCCAGTTGTTGCTCCAGTTCGGCAATTCGGTTGCGTCGATCAACACCGTCCTGACGGACCTTTTCCAGGTGAGACAATCGCTCATTGTGCTTCGAGTTCTCAGCTGCGAGGGTCTGTTGCTGTGTGATCAACTCAGAAAGGTTTACGCGGGCTTCAGGAGCGTTGTCGTAAGTGGGTAGGGTATCGGCCACTTTTCGCTTGTTAGTGGCTTCACGTCCTACGATAGTGCGTTCGTCGAACAGGGCTTTCTCTTTCTTGTTGAGCTGTTCGAGTGCATCGCCAATGCCTAAGTGCTCAATGAGCATCTTTGACTTTTCGGCATCTGTGGCCCTCATGAATCGGTTGATGTCTAGGGCGAACTCGTTGAGGAATTCATTGAGGGTGGCTTGTTTTCCACGCTTTCCATCAATGATGACCTTCAGGGAGGATCCTGAGCCGCTTCGCTCAACTTCTATCCCGTTTGAGAGTCTAGCTCTAACTACGGCAGTGGCACCGCCTGAGTTGCGGTTGTGAGGCTCGGATGGTTGATATTTCTTACCACCTATTAAGGATTTGATAGCATCCAGGAATGTGGATTTTCCCTGTGTGTTGCCTCCACCTAAGATGGTCAGGCCATTTTCGCCGAATTCAACCTCGGCAAGGGTTACGCGTTTAAAGTTACGTATCACTAAAGTTTCAATCTTTGTGCTCATTGAGATAATTTCTTCTTTCTCTGAATATGGCTGCTGCCAATCCGGCTGCTAATTCAGGATTCTTTGCGAATAACACGGAGACATTCCGCATCGTTAGTTCAGCAATTCGCTTTTCGATAAACTGGGGCGTTAGCATCCAGTGTCTGTGTTCCGGAGGTATGAGCTCACCATTGCTCTCGTGGAAAGTACAGTTGGCATAGTCGCCTTCTATGATGATGACCTTTGCGGCCCACTTTGCTTTGTCCATCCGGTCGAGTTCACGGACGAAGCGGGGCCACCCACTTGAAATAGTGCCTAAAAAGTCATCGAGGCTCTTTCGCTCGATTCCGAAGTGGTCATCTTCGGCTAGGGCGTAGTCTGCTGTTTTAAGAGTGCAAACAGTGGTCTCTATAGTTTCATCGAATGACCAGGGAGTTTGCTCCCTGGTATCGATGAGGATGTGAAGTTCTAATCCCACGGAATATCATCTTCTTCGGTTGCTGTGCTTGTAGCAGTAACGGCCGCGGTGCTGTTTGGCATGATGGCCGCCATACGAGCTTGAAGATTGCTTGTATCAATGGCCTTTGGTTCAAACCCACTGCCACCGATATACTTGATGTCATAGTAGGTATTGCCGTTGTATTCGCGTGATTCCACCGTGAAGGGGATCTTCTTGCCCTTGAGCTGAGTGTCTAGGGTGCTTAGGTCATAACCTTCAAAGCCGATGCCGCTAAGGTTCTTCATTGTGATCTGAGCTTGTGTCTTATTGGACATATTGCCCTTGCCGTATGCACTGCTGAATTCGCCGGCCCACCAATCGATCTGAGGTTTGCCTTCGTAGTCGGGGCCTTGGATCTCCAGGCAGATATCAAAAGCGTTTGGATCGTTCTTATTGAACCGAGGTTCTGCGATCATAGTTCTGAGGATGGTACCTTCAAAGCGTCCTGAGTGTTTGAACATGTCTATTGTCTTTCTTTTTTGTTTAAAGTGGGGGATTAGAATGGAGTGTTATCGAGGGCAGCCTTGGCACATTCGACGTGCTTCTGGCTCAACGGTCCTGGTGTATTGACGACCTTTTCCAGCGTTTCGCGGGAGAGCTCTATCCATCGCTTGCCTTTGTTCTTTCCTACGGGAACGATGTTGTAATCCGTTTGAGAATCGGGCATGTCTGCGAAGGGATCATCGGATGCCGGTGGCGGTGTGGTTACTGTAGGAGCTACTTCTTGTGGGGCAGGTGCCGGTGTTACTGGCAATTCTTTGGGCTTTGGGTCTGCCGGTGGCTGATCGTGAACTTCGACGGCTTCACCGTGGTCCATTTCCTCTTCAGGAGTGTAGGTTCCCGCATTCACGCGTGGATCCAGTGCGCGGATCGCATCGGACATCATTCTAGCCCATAGCATGTTCTTGGGGTGCTGTTTCCAGTTCTGACTCAGTTCACCTTTATTCTTTTTGCTGAAGCAGTAGCCGGCCTCTCTTACCTCATCGATGCTGAGGCTGAACTCTCTTGGCTCATTGTTATCTTTCCAGAGTTTTGCGCATGCATTGGTCTTGCTGCGTTCAACTATTTCATAACTACCACCAGAATCGAGGAACTTGGCTATCATGGCATCGGCCCTCATGGATGGTTTACCACCATCAAGAATGTGGTAGGTCTTCTGGAACTCCAGAAGGGACATATTCTCCTGGTAGCACATGAGAGCGATGATTGCGCCGCCCTCATCTGTCTTGACTCCAAAGGTGCCCGATCGAGCTATGTATTGCCCAATTTTAAGGGCGTCTTCTGCTGTTTTAATGGGTAAAGTATTCATTTCTTAGCTGTTTGCTTTTTGAGGTTGCTTTGGAAGAGCTCGAGCTGCCTGTCAAAGAAGGTAATGTCGTTGGCCCATGCTCCATATCGCTTTACGACTTCGCCGAATTCTTCGAGGTCGTGGGGGATGATTGTTGGCTTCCCGCTTTCGTTTTCGCCGCAATGTAAGAGCTCGTGGAATAGGAGAGGCTCTCGTTTGTCCTCATGCCTTTTCCAGAAGTTCTCGCTGATGATGATCAGGAAGTGATACGGGTGCAGGAAGCGGTCTTTGTCTGAGAACTTACTGGCCTTTCCCCAGGCATCCTTTCCGTTGCTCTTGATGGTCTCATTGGAGAAGAGGAAACGGATCCTGAATTTCTTGAGGTGCTCCAGGCATCCAACCGATTGGATAAGTTTGTCAGCTAACGGGCCTATTTGACCTTGCCCGTCTCTGATTTTTTGGTTGGAATGTTCATCCTCAGTAACTTCCGGGATGTTTGTAACATTTAGGCTAATGATTTTATTTCGAAGTTCTTTCATAGCTTTGATGTTGTTTCGGTAAGTTACTGTTTCTTTTATTGCCTATGACTTCTGGCTCGTAGCCATTGATCAGAGCAACTTTTGATGCCTTCTCAGGAGTAGCATAGTTGCCTATGTCTCGCAGGGCTACGGGTAGGATAAGAGACCAACCACCTCGCCTGTTTGGGGTGATGATTGCGGTGGCCTTTTCCTTCATCACTTCACACCTCTCTTCTTTATCTGGAGGCTCTCGATGTATCTCTGAACAGAGAGTCCGGTGAAGTTCATTTGCCCGTGTTGGCCACGACCTGTCATGCGTAATTTCCAGAGTCTCCAGTTCCGGCGGACGGATCCTTCGGAGCAGCCGACAGTCACGGCAACGTCTCTGGTCGACATTCTTTCTGGATAGCGTTGTGGTAACACATTCCGGCTTTCCAGGGCTGATAGGATTCTTGATGTCAGCACTTCGGCTATTGCATTCAAGTCATTATCCGTGAGGTTCCTATCAGTTTCCTGCGCGGTGAGTTCGTTTGTTTGAATCATTACTTTGCTCCGTTGCGGCGGTATAATTCGTTTCTTACAGCGTTGGCCGCATCTGCTAAATCTGTAAGGGATTGTTCAAATGGGTCCGGGCATTGTCCCAGTTCGCGTTGAGCCTCTGTTAAAAAGAAGAGCAGTTTCTCCGTTGGGTCGTTGAGGCTAATGTCCAAGTCGTGACGGACAGGGACACGTGATACATATTTGTAGAGGGTAGGGGCTGGCGTTTTAGCCCGTGCGGTGGTTCGCTTAGCCGTTGGCATTGTTATCTCCTTCGGCCTTTGCCTTCGCCTTGCGAATGGCTTCATCAATCTGTTCAATGGTTAATAGGCATTCCTGTTGAAGTATGCTCATGGTTGGTTCACTTCTACTGGTTGTTTTTGTTGTGGTGGGTTCCACTGCTCGAGGTAATCGGCTAAATCTGTAGCTGCATCTCTCACAGGCTCGGGTTGTGTTTTTCGAGTGAATGTTCTGAGCAGCCGATCGACGGTACCTCTAACTGTTCGATAAGCGTCGTTACTTTCCATGTCGTTAATAATTAACAAAACGTTAAGTATTGCAAGAAAAAGTTGCCAAAACGGTAATATTTCTCATTGTGGTATGAATGAGACAGTTTCTCGCCGCAATAAGGGCAGCTCTAGCAGATAACAATATGACCCAAGCTCAACTCGCTGATGCTTGTAAGACAACTGGAGTACAGATTACAAAGTTACTCCAAGGACGTAGACCAAATGATGAAATCATGAGAGCTCTTTGTGGGCACGCTTGGCCTGATAGCCTAACTGGGCTTGATGTAGCTCAAGCTTGGCTTGAGGATGAGAGAGACAGAACAGGCCGCTCTTCAGCTGAGATTCAAATCACACTTAAAGGTGTTGATGACGACGCGAGAACTATTGATGACGATTTAAGAGCTATATCAAAATGGGCACCAAACGATGTTGATATGAGGGCCCTTATAAAGTTTCTCGCAGAAACCGCGCGTAACGAGCTAAAAGCTATGGATGAAGAAACCAACTCTCAGGACGACAAACCAAATGAAAATTGGTATAAGCTGAAGATGTATGGCGTTGCCGCTGGTAAGCCAACTAATTGAGATGAAACTGAATACCAGGTAAAGCGTAACTATGGCCCCGGGCACTATGCTCTTAAGGTATGTGGCCAAAGCATGGAGCCGGACATTGTAGATGGTTCTGTGATCATTATGTCTTCCACATCAATTCTCAGAAGTCCATACCCGAAAAAGGGCCTGATCTACGACTTTATGCTCAATGGAGAGCGCGCACTCAAACGCTACAACACCCGTGTGGCCACCGATGAAGAGGTAAACAAGGGCTTACACTATGAATCCCGTGGAGCCTACCGCGTAAAAGTCTTGGAATCCATCAATCCAGACTACCCCGAAATCGTGATGAACCCCGCCGATGACATCAAGTTGCTAGGCTGGTACAACCCTGCGAACCAAGTGGATTAGGGTCTACTTTTTATTGATCCACTTTATGAATCTATAAACGAGATAGATGGGGAGGCCCCAAAAAATATAAATGCAGATAAGCTGGAGCAATAGTAGTGGAATAAAACTAAATACATTTGCCTGTTCAGTTCCAATCGTTGCTAAGATTGCGAGGACCAGCATTGATATATGGAATGCCTTCTCAAGACCGCTTCTATCTTTCCATTTACGTTTAAATAAAGGAGCAAAAAAGTTTTCTGTTTTGGGGTTAGATTTTCTGTTTTGATTTCTTTTAGGTTTTGGCGGGGTAATTGTTTTTTTGGCTTGGACAGGTTTCTTAGGCTTACTCTTAAGTTTTTCCTCTTTGTCCTCATTATCTTCAACTAGGCTTTCTATCCACTTATCAGGATCCTTTATTTGTAAGAGATAATCCTTTCCAATGCCAAGGGGAACCAACTCAACTGAATCCCAATCTCTGCTATTGGCTATATGTCCATTTTCCGATTTGTAGAGTTCCCATGCTTCATGCCTAGTTGGATCGTTGTCATACCAATCATCCATCCATTCAGAAATGGCTTGTTTGCCTTTTTTTGCTAGATGAGTCTTCTTCCAAAATCTGAGAATCATCATTTGGCGAGGTGTTATATTGGAACCACCTCTTTCCTCTTGGCCTTCCAGTAGCGCATCAATCATCTCTGATGCCTGCGATTTGTTTAACTTGTTAGAGGCTCTTCCTCCTAATGCCTTGATATAGTTTCTTTGCTTTTCACTTGCTGATTCTTTACGTGCATCAAGCTTCCACGATTCTCTTGCAGCATCCTGTTTTTCTTTTTTGGCAGATTCGCGGTATTCTTTTGGTAAAATACGAAGCAAAATGTGGTGAATTTCCTGACGTTCATCTTTGTCTATCTGATTGTCAGCAAGAGCTTCCTTGAGAATTTCCTTTAAAGTATCAATAGCATTGATTTCGAGGTTTTTCTTAGATTCTCGGTTTACCCAATAGTAAAGCGTCCTGATCTCTTTGTCTGTGACCAATCCATCACTGGTTACCTTGATAATTAAATCCAGCAGCTCTTTGCCTTCATTGGTTTCAGTTTGAGTCTTTGTTAAGGTAATTATCTTGGCCATGACAAATTATTGATCAAATAATACGATTATGCAATTACCGATTATTATAGATTGTTCTTGTCGTGGTTAGATAATTTTAAGATGCAGCTTTACTTAGGGCATTTCTCTGCTGTCCTGGACACCAGTTTACGGCAATGAGGGCAGCGAATTAAAGGGCGTGGCTTACTAATGAGTTCAGATATTTTTGAAAACATGATCTATCTATTAAAGAATTATTACTCAAATTCAAATAGATTAATAACGCTTTTCAGGGATATGGGGCAAGGGATTAGCTTCCCCAACGCTGAATTTTTAGACAAAGCAAAGCAACGTGCTGAGGCTCTAGGGATCGACCTATCAAGCTATATAGTCCAATTAATTAGGGCAGCAACGATCCTGATGGCCTTACGGGGCGGCTGTTTCAGGAGCGGTAGGGGGTGGATTTTATCCATAATGAATCTTGCTAAACTTCTCTGCTTATATCATCCTAGACACACTATGTAGCTCTTAACTGTTTTATAGATTTCCGATTGTTCGGATGATGGGAATGGCCCAATCACTATAAATAACGAGACCACCTATTAAGCACGCTGAGGCGTAGCTGTGTCTCCATTTTGCCACCACATATGGCAACCATTCTATAACAGCCTTATAGGACCTGTGTGTCCTGCTGTACCGTTACGCCCATTTATTAGCTTGAGATTCATCACTATGGCTACGACTGACTTTACTAAGACAAAACCTGCAATCCGTTGGCCTGGAGGAAAGGCCCGACTCACTAAATACCTATTGCCGCACATTCCTGAGCATAACTGCTATGTAGAGGTTTTTGGCGGTGGCCTTGCGCTCATGCTGGCCAAGCCCCGCTCAAAGATGGAGGTGGCCAATGACTTTAATCATGACCTGGTATCCTTTTACCGCGTTGTGAAGTGGCACTGTGATGAGCTACTTCGTGAGCTCGAGTTCATGACCAATTCGCGCAAGGACTTTGAGGACTTTATCGCTCAGCCTGGTCTCACTGAAATCCAGCGTGTTGCCCGGTGGTATGTGAGAAACGCCATCAGCTTTGGAGGAATGGGGAGCCATTTCGGGACTGGCAAGAAGTCGGGTGGAGCAAGCCATGGGTCCAGGGAAAATCGCCTACAGAATATCCGAGCTTTGAATAAAAGGCTTGATAAGACCTGTATCGAGAACCTTAGCTGGGAAAAGGTCATTGAACGCTATGATGCTCCAGAGACGTTCTTCTTCTGTGATCCTCCATACTTTGATCCAGGTGGTGACGCTTATGATGGCTGGAGCGAACTGGACTTCATTCATTTGGCCAACGCATTGAAGTGTGCTAAAGGGAAGTGGATGCTAACCTTCCAGGACTGCGAAATTGTCCATAAGCTCTTTGAGGGGTATCATATCGAGTCTGTAACCCGGGCAAATGGCATTGGGAATAGAGGGCAGCAGACTAAGGGGAGAGTTTACCAGGAAGTTATTGTGGTTGGGTGATTAATTTTAAGCGACATTTTTCAGTAATGATCCTTGCTTTAGTTGTCTTGGTAGTCTGAGCCCCTTTGAAGGGATTAAGACTTCCTGCCCAGTTTTTTTCTCTTGCAGGGAATATTGTAGTCCAAACTCAATATTTCTTTGCATAGAATAGAGCCCTCTTACCTCGGGGACATTATCGTAGGTTATTATCCATGGGTAATTGAGCTTTAAAACTGTATCTCTCAGATCTTTATGGTCAGAACCCTCATAGAAACTAGTGTAAAGACTTGCTCCTTTGTTGTAATAGGGGGGGTCGATACATAAGAATGTACTCTTCGGTAAGTATTGGGGGGCATTGTCCAGGAACGTGAGTGCATCCTCTTTGTAGAGGCTTATCCTATTCTTGTATTTAGCGATTCTTTCGATCCTTTTGATTAAGTCGTTTTTGTTGAACCTGCAGTCTATTTTGTACTTTCCGCTTTGGTTCTTACCGCCAATAGTGCCTGCCTTTTTTATTATACCTGAACGATTTGTCCTGTTTAAGAAGAAGGCGGCGAATCCAAGTTCCAAATGGTCATGCTTCTCGGGGTGAGCTATGATATCTTTTTGTTGATGCCACTGGTCCATCGTTACATTGGTTTCCAGAGTTTTTTCAATTAATGACGATGTATCATGCAAAACGGAATGCCAAAATGACCAAATGAGGTCATCAACATCATTTATGTGAATATGGCTAACATGGCCTCCTATCAATAAAGCGAGCGCTAATCCGCAGCCACCAGCATATGGTTCTGCGTAATTGTGCAGCTCAAGTTTATTCATCCTGAGAATTTCTGCTACTGTAGCAAGCATGCACGACTTTCCGCCAGGATAGCGTAATGGAGATAGGCGAGACGACATTCTAAATATTCTTATTGTTTTTCGAGATAATCATCAATGAATTTAATGATGAATTCTCCCAGAATATCGATATCATTTGCTAATTGTTGTCCATCAAATATTGCAGACTCACTATGGTGCTTTGTCACATTGCCATTTAGCGATATCCTATCGATAGCGGCATTTATGGCGGTGTAATCTCTCTTGTCATATACGTTTTTTGCTTTTGGCTTCAGGTAAGCAGCAAAGTCTGTATTTAAGTTTCTCCCTAATTGAGCGGTTAATGATTCTAAAAACGCCCAAGCACCAATGCAAATTAATGGGCTGTGTGGTGTTAAATTTACACTGCAAATTGAGTGATATAGGAATTTAAGCTTCTGATTATCCAGCTGCTCTAACTTATCGGTTACGTTGTGTTTATCTCCTATTTTATTCCGCTTCTTGGGGCGTTTTGGTTTTGTGTTTGATGTATCTTCCTTTTGGTTGTTCTCAGTGGTGTTTTTGCTTTTAGTGGCTATTGGTACAGGAGGGATTTTTCTGTTATCTAGCTGACTGGACCCTTCTATTGATTTGGTATAATCTTCGATCTGAGCTTTGCTGTGTCTTGAGGTTACGTTTACCCCTTCAATGAGGTCTTTAGTGAACTTTTGTGCTATAAGATCAAAGTCCTCTTCAGGCCTTGTTCGGCATATTTCTTCTGGATTTCTACTGTCTATGCCAAGATAATCTCTGAAGATTTTGTTGCTCAAAAATCGAGTGACTGTTGTAATTTTCTTTTTGCGCTCTTCTTCTGACAAAAAACCACGTTTAACAGCATAGTCTAAGAAGGCTTGAGCAGGTTTATTCTTCTGGCTATCTGTAAACCTGGTTTTCTGCTCTGCATTCCACGATTTTCTTCCAATCCCTGCTTGAAGACCACCATGTATTCTGTTTAACCACTTTTTTGCTGAGTTTCTGTTTGGAAATTCAACGCACGAAAGACTGATGATACCTTCCCAGCCTTTTGATAGTTTTATCAGATCGGATCGATGTTTTATTGGAGATAGTGCAGGATCGTTCAGTAGCTTTAGTGCACAGAGTCTTCTGTTTCCTTCAATGATTGTATATGTATCTGTTCCTCTGTTTGGTATAATGGCTAATACATCAACGGGGTTTAGACCATTTGCCCTTATATCTTTTGCTAGTGGAACGATTAGCTCATTGTTGCAAAGATATTCAATGACATCTTTTTCTGACTGATATGGGTCGTGTCTTGGATTTGTTTTATCTAAGAATAGTTTGTCAAAGCTGTAGCTTTGTGGGCTGGAGGCATTGGGTTTCATTTAAATCTTATAATTATCTACCCATATCACCTACTTCAACTGAAAATAGTTTATTTTTACATTTAATAGAGGTGTAATTCACCGCTAATGCCCTAAAGGTCGAAACCTGGTAGTGCTTCACGAATACGCTTCTGGAGTAATCTCCCATGATGTTGGAGGCGTAGTCTCTGCCTCTTAGTGCAGCTAGGTATGACCCAAATGAACGCCTGTGCAGGTTGGGATGCCACTCAATATTCAGGGCCTGGCAGTAATCCTGTTTTCGCTTATTGAAGGTATTTTGTGGCATTCCAAATGAGCTCTCGCTGATTTTAGTCATCCAGCTCCACATGCATTCTGGTGCGTCATCGATCACAAGCGGTGCGCCGGTTTTGGTAATGCCTTCAGGAATGACGATGGTTTTATTTTCCAGGTCGATCATGTCCCTGCGGAGGAATTCTCCGGACTTCATCTTACGAGGTGGCACGGCAATCATGCTGATACGCATGCCTGTGAAGAATAAAATGGCCAACAATCCGGCAAAGCCTGGATCGTCATTCCAGGCATAGTCCAGTAGCCTTTGCAGGTCGTCTGGATCTATAAGGATCAATCTCTTTTCACCTCTATCTGATGGCAGCGTAATTCTTGAAGCTGGATTTAACTGGATTAATCCATCAGACGCTGCATCGGTAAATAGCTTCTTCACACTCTTCCTGTAGCCTTTTATCGTGTCGATGCTCATCCCGGCCTTCACGAGCGAATCAATCCACTTCTGGACCATTACACGGTCGTATTGATCCACTCTAAGATCACCAGCAAAGGCGATAAACTTTGAGGCGTTGTGTTTTACTCGATAAGCTTCATCGCTGGATTTTCTCTGCAAATCCTCAATGCGATTTTCCAGCAGAGTAGAGAGTAGGGGAAGCTGGCTTGTTTCGTGGTTGTTGAGGTAGTATTCGATTGCCTCGGCAAAGGTGCCTTTCCCCTTGAGCTTTTCCTTCCAGAACAGGTATTCATTCCACTCCTGGCGGTCGAACCTTACGACGGCATCTCTGTTGGAATAGAACCGGTCAATATACCCTTTTCTATAGTCCTTCTTTTCGGCCTTGGTCTTAAAGGAGACCCTTTTTCGATTCTTGCCATGTCCGTAGTCCCAACCATACGGATCTTTTCGTTGAGGGTTATCCCAGTCTCGGAAGTTTGGCAAGCTGTTCATGTTTTAGTGTCAGGTTTATGTCAGCTTTTAGTGCAAAACATGCCGAAAGCAAGGCAAAACGGCAATCGTCTAGTTCTAACGTGTGGTGCCCTTAAAGCCGCATGAATGCTTGCTATTCGGCTATATAAGCCATGTTCGGGCGATTGTTATGATTCTGTTTGGTGGAGCTGACCGGGTTCGAAGTGGAATTTTGTAAGTATATAATAAAGAGGTAAATACAGGATTCTCGAAAATTTCTTGTCAGGTTTTTGTCAGGTTTTGAGAAACGTTAGGTGGCTTTTTGGCTAATGCTATGAGGCGTTAGAAGTTCGCTATAAGAGCTTAATACGAATTCTTCATAAGGGTAAATTAACATCTTAGCACTATATGTTTTTGATTTTAATTTGTATCCTCTAATATATGCCACTTCTTCGACTTGAAAACAATGGTAAAGGGTTCGAATTTAGCGTTTCTAGTGCAGCTTATAATGAACTAAGCAGAACTGCAACATACGAGTGGTCTGAACAGAAGCGTGTGGGGACCTTTCCAGCCTTGCAATTTACCGGCAAGGACTCTGAAACCATCACGCTGAAAGGGGTCGTATTTCCGGCATACACAGGGGGACTCGAGCAAATTAATCGTCTCAGAGATTCAGCGGACCAAGCTATTCCATATACCGTGGTAGGTTCCTCCGGAAATAGCTTGGGGCGTTGGGTCATTGTGTCTGTATCTGAAACTCAAAGTAACTTTCTCTCGACCGGTGAACCCAGGAAGCAAACCTTTAACCTTGATCTGAAATACTATGACAATGGAAAGAACTGATCAGATCTATGTGACTCGTGCTGGAGATGTTTTAGATAATATCTGTTACCAACACTACGGCGAAACCTCGGGTGTTGTTGAGAAGGTTCTGGAGGCTAATCGTGGGCTTGCTCAAAGAGGTCCTGTCTTAGGAACTGGCATTCGAATTCTACTTCCTGCCATTGAATCGGACCAGACTCAGGACGTTGTAAGACTTTGGAGTTAATATGACACCGACCTATTTAATCACGGCCAATGGCATTGATATCACACGGGATCTTCGCGGCCGGCTTTCTTCTTTGTCTCTTGTTGATGCTGATGGTGATTCCGCAGATACGTTGCAGATCACTCTGGTAGATAGCCCGAATCTTGAAACTCCAACCGTTGGAGCTGAGTTGCATGTGAGCATTGGCTACAAAGAGTCTGGATTGGCCGATATGGGGCTTTTTATTTCTGACTCGGTAAAGACCATGGGACCACCCGACAAAGTTGAAATAGGGGCCTCTGCTGCTGTGTTTGCCCAGTCTACAAGCTATCAACGTTTGCAGGACAAGAAGACACGTTCTTGGGAGCCTGGCACCCTTGGAAATATTGCCAAGACCATTGCCGGCGAACATGGACTGGCTCCTAAGTTTAGTGCAGGAGCTGAAGCTATAGAGTTGCCACATATTGACCAGACGGCTGAAAGTGACATCAGCTTTCTCAAACGTGTGGCCGATACACATGACATCATGGTGAAGGTTAGCTATGGGCTGCTTACGCTGGCACCTAAAGGAAACAGCATTACATCTAGTGGCCAAAACCTTCCAACTATTAGGCTCCGGATCTCAGACCTATCCTCATATGGGACCACTCAAAAAGAAAAGGTGACATACGATTCCGTTAAAGCCTATTACAGAGACGTTGACTCATCTGAGACTGTCGAGGTCGTTGCCGGTAACGGGAGCCATCAAACTGAAATAAGAGACCTCCAGCCGGATAGGAACACAGCGAATAAAGCTGCCCGGACTGCATTGGCCAAATACCAAAGGAAGGGCCTTTCCGGAAATATTACGTTACCAGGTCGGACCGATATCACTTCAGGTTCTCCTATTGAGATTGTGAACGGGAAGAAACCTTTAAAGGGTAGCTGGACCGCATCTAAGGTAACTCATAACTTTACCGATGGCGGCTGGTCTATCACGGTCGATTTAGAGAGCAATCAATAGGAATAAGATAGTGAATCGGCCAGTGGTGTATCGTAGCTTGGAGGGCTTGTATCTAATGCTTTACTAACGGCTTTTGCGGCCTCTTGGGGGTCGTTTGTTTCAACGTAGATTTCAGTTTTCCTGTTATCCTGGCGATTATCGGTCTTATTTTGCTGTGAAGAGGTGGTTTCTGCCAGTCCTGGCACCTTAGAGTGTTTTGACTGTTCCAGGTCAGAATCTGGTCCTGTTTGGCTTTCGTCATCAGCTCCAAAGAAACTGCGGATTTTACCGACTGTTTTGCTGAAAATTCCAAACTTGTTCTCTATCCAGCTAAAAGCTTTTCCCCATCCTTTGATGATTAACCCGAGGGGACTCCAGGAGAACATCTTTTTCATCTGATCCCATACCAAGAGGGCCTTGTCTTTAATCCATCCCCATACCTTATCCCAGTTTTTCCAGAGTAGGGCGATAGCGGTCCCGATAGCAGCAATCCCTCCGACAATAGCGATCACAGTCAGACCAATTGGATTTGCGGCCATTGCAGCATTCATCAACCAGGTTAAACCTGTCACGATTCCTATCCCGGTGGCTACGGTAGAAAAGCCGACGGCAGCGGCTCCAAGTGTCCAACTTAGAATTGGGAACTTTTCAAGCATACCTGCCACCCAACTAGAGAGCTGAACGATCGGAGTTATAACTGTGTTGACTGCTGGTAACAGTGTCCCTGCAAAGATGCGGCCAACCAGTGCAATGTTCTGCCCAAACATTTTGAATTGTCCGGAGGCACTTTGAACGAATCGGTCATATTCCTTATCAAGTAGTCCTGACTTACTGGCTTCTGTAATTTCTCCGACGCCGGACTTCAATTGATCTAAGCTGTCGATTAGTGGGACAATACCTCTCGTACCTTCGTCACCAAATAACTTTTGCAGGACCGATGCTCTTTCATCTGTGTCTAAACCCTCGAGGCTTCCTTTTAATGATTCAAGCGTGGATACCATATCCATCTGACCATCCTTGGTTCTTACGATGGAGAACCCTAGTTGATCCGATGCTTTGCTCATACCTTTCAGAACAGCGTTGAAAGCAGTTCCGGCCATGGACCCTTGCAGTCCCGCCGAATTCAGCTGACCAATCACAGCGGCAGTATCTTCTAACGATACCTTGTAGTTTGCTGCGGCCGATGCTCCATATTTCATGGACTCACCAAGTTGTGAGAAATCACGGATCTGATACTTGAGCTGAGTTTTGGTGAGGATGTTACCAATTTGCTCAAGCTTATCCGTTGCGGTTCCGGATAGAGAATCACCGAGGTTGTTGAATGTGGTACCTATGATTTCTGAGACAGTAGAAGATTCGCCTCGTGTTACCTTTGCAACTTTGTGCGCGGTTTCAGTGGCCATTCTGGATATCTGAGCATCAAGGCCAGCTGAGTTAAACCCATACTCGATCTCAAGGACTTCATTCTCATCGGCCAGAGAGTTCTTTGCGAATTCCCTGGCATGCTTTAATGACTTACCAAGGTCCTGATCCTTATTGTTCGAGTTCAAAACACTACGAAGATACAGCCCAGATTCATCATAGTCCGCTGCATCGGAGAATAGTCGACCAATTCCGTAGAGCGCAGCTGAAGAACCCAGGACACTGCCTCGCATGGCATTGAACTTTCCCTTGTATGCTGAGGCCCTGTTTTGGGCCTTCATGCGGGAGTTAAGTTTTCGTGATTCCCTCTCTAACTTCTTTTGTTGGTTGATGACATCACCAACCTGGATCCCGTAGGATCGGGCGGATTTCTTGGCTTCACGGTAGCGTTTTTCGACTACCTTTATTCCTGCAGCTAAACGCTTGTTGCTACCACCTGCAGCGGCCTGCTTCTGGTTGAGTTCTCCAAGAATGCCTTTATATTTTATTACACCATTGGCAGCGGCTAATTTCTTGTTTGTCTCCCTGAATGCATTGCCAAGAATTCGAGCCTGATTAGATGCGTTAGTCGTTGCCTTGTGATAACTCTTGCCTAAAGAACCACCTATAACTACACTAGTTGCTATCGTTTTTAACATGTTACGCAGGTTTTATAGTTCAGCTCTTTTCTGGCCCTCTGTGTTACTGATTGTGCCTTTGGTCTTTTGGACTGGTTTGGCCATTCATTTAACCAGTGCTCAGGGGTGGAATCTGTTAGGCTGTATCGGTGCTGGCTTGGTGTTCACTTTGATTACATCGCCATTGGTTTTCCTTACAGCCGGTTTTACGGTAAGTGTCACTCGTGAACTTCGTTATATTGCTGAAGGAATCTTTAGTCGTTTAGGTCTTCATTGATTTCTGGTGTTCAGCAATGATGTTTAGGTAACGCAAAAAATCCTCGGTGTATAAATCGAAGATTTCTGCTCGTGACCAAGAAGTGAAATGTGCGAGAGAAAGAACGCCTTCTTCCAATTCTAACTCTTTGGGAAAAAAGTCTGATAGAGTCCTTGGAGGTTTGTGTAGTCAGCCATGTCGAGCTCTTCGATGGTCGCTGGTGTGACTTCACAAAGGTTAGAGAATAGAGCAATTTCCTGATCCGCACTTGACCCCTGCTGAGATGCAATCTTCTGGTCGCGGACCTTTGCGCGTCTCATACTGAGCTGCTTGATCTCTTGGCCGTCAATTTTAATTGGATATTGTAGCGTGATAGATTTCATAAATTACATTCCAAGGTTTGCTCGTGTTTCAGCGAGTTGATCATTGCCGTCAATGATGCGAATCATGTTAGGGATATCGATGTGATGGATGAGCTCTCCACCGACAGAGTATTTGTAGGAGACAAGTTGCACCGTGTATTTGTTGGTGACCTTTTCTCCGGATTTCCACTCGTCAGGTTCGAGCCCGGAGATGGTACCTTCCATTTGAACCAGGACGGGTGTTTTCTCCCCTGACTGTGATTCGAGGGATCCGCGTGCGGTAAGTGGGACGCCTCGGCCTCTTCGATTTACCCCATACAGGCGCATGGCTCGTGCTCCGGAATCTGTGAGTCCAAAGCTGGCTTCAAGCTTCTCCATTCCCATATCAATACCAATAGGTGCATCCATGCCGCCGGCGCGGAAGTCTTCGAGCTTTAAAGATAGGTTAGGGAGTGTCAGGCTGTCTACGTTGCCAACGTAACCACGGCCATCGACGAAGAGATTGAAGTTTTTCAGGATATTGTCAGCAACTGCCATAGTCTAAATTAGTTGAGAGTTTCGATGTAATCCGGAGTGAGGATGGATGTGAATGTGATGGTCTGCGCCGGATAAGGAGGCGTGAAATCAAGGTTGAAATAGACCTTACCAAGCTGGATGTTAACCGTTGTGTTGAGGTCTGGATCTGGCCAACAGTTGCCACCAAGGATTGCTCCCAGGCTTCTGAGGTATGCCAGGTAATTGTTAACACCTTCAGCTACATCTTGGAGATATGTCTTTGTGATCGGGCGATCTACTGCCCACAAATGAGCATCCAAAATGGAGTCATTGATGATGTCTGCTGTTCGAACTACAGACAGGAATTGCCATTTCTGGTCGCTTGAAAGTGTCAAATTGCCCCATAAACGGTAGCCATCTTGGTTGATGATGGTATTAACCTTGCTCTCGTTCAGGACATTGGCTCGGCTGTTTGCATCGCCATGTGTGTAATCAACCGGACGCTGTGTTCCCGTGATTCCGGAGATAGGTTGGTTCGAAGGGGACCACCAGAAACCTCGGTCATTATCAGACTTGGCAAGCAAGCCACATGCGCGTGGGGATGCTGGATTGTAAGCCGTTTCTCCACCTTCCAGGACTTCAACATAGGGGTCTACCAGGTAGACTCTTCGAGAGTCCAAGTCAGATGCATAGGAAATGGCGGCGTCATCCGTTGTGTTCGGACCATCTGCAATCACAATAGCACGGAGCTTTTGGGCAATGGCTTCGACCTCTGTCAGAACACCACTGTCTGCTGAATACTCAGGCACGCAGAGAATACGCGGACGGAAGCCGACCTTAGTCTCTGCACCAAGTAGGGCATGAACTCCGATGTAAGAGCCGTTGTTGGAATCAACACCACCCATGATGTTGGCCAACGTTTCTTCGCTTGAGGACCCTTCTTCAACGCGGATGACGATGATAAGAGCTCCAATTTGATCAAGGATAGCATCAAGAGCACTCGGCAATGTCCCCTTACCATCTCCCGTGGTATCGAGTAGAGCTGCCTTTGCTCTGGAACCGGTAACGAGGACCGGAATATTTAGGGGGAATTCTGTTTCATCGGCGTCTGGAGCAGTTCCGACAATGCCGATAACCGAACTGCGAACTGTTCTGATAGAACGAACCCCGTCTTCAGATTCAACGACTTGCACCCCGTGTAAGAATTGTTCTGGCATGATGGGGTAGTTTAGAATTTCGAGGTATTTCTTTCTAGTGCGTCGATGTTCTACTTGCGTCCACCAGGCGTGAAGTAGAATCCGAAGATTAGACCGATCATCGATAGACCAACCAGGAGAAGGTGGCCCATTGTTACTTCGACAGTAAGGGGTATGTCTTTGGATAGTTTTATAAGTCCAAAGAGGAAGCTGTTTCCTTCCATGCTTTCAGAGTTTGTTGTTGTGACGATCTTTTGATCTGGATGTATGCATGACCAGACCATGATGAATCCAAGTATTAGAATACTAACGATTGATATGATCCTTCGCGTTTGCCTGG